AGAGATGGCTCACTTACGAGCAAAGGGTATGGGTGGACGCGACAGAGATATATCTGATGACCCAATGAATGTTTGTATTCTTTGTAAACATCATCACGATATATTTGACGGAAGACAACAAGTAGGTTCTAAATTTGAATATACTGAACTACTCAAAGGATTTCTTATACTACAATGGAGAATGAAATGAGTGAAGTATATGACGAACTTAAGGAATTTAATCCTGAAGCTTTAGTTATTGATGATTTTGAAGAAGCATATCTAGGATTTACAACTAAAGGTATAGCTATTTACGATTATTACACAATGCTGGATATTGTTATAGAAGGTATTTTGGAAGATGAAGACTGCACAGAAGAAGAGGCAGTTGATAATGCTATTCAACACATAGATTTTAATATTCTTTCAGCTTATGTTGGTCCTTATACTCCTATTGTGATGTATAAGGAAATCTATGACTAACAAGTATGTTCCTAAACTACCTGCTTTACACGAAGGTCAATTAAAAGTAGCTAAATCACAAGCAAGGTGGAAAATTCTTTGCGCAGGTCGACGATTTGGTAAAACTAGACTTGGTGTACAAATGTGTATGGAAGTAGCTTTAAAAGGTGGTAGAGCTTGGTGGGTTGCTCCTACATTCTCAATTGCTAGAGTTGGTTGGCGTGATATCGCCGCTTCAGCAAAATCTTTTCCTAAAGAAATAGAACCTAATGTATCGTTAGCTAATATGCAAATTGATTTACCTAACGGAGGTTCTATTGCTGTTAGGTCTGCTGATAATCCACAAAGACTTAGAGGAGAGGGTCTTGATTTCTTAGTTATGGACGAGGCAGCTTTCGTTAAACCTGAAGTATGGCAAGAAGTTTTAAGACCTACACTTACTGAAAGAAAAGGTTCTGCATTATTTATTAGCACTCCTATTGGAAGAAACAATTGGTTTTATGATTTATGGGAGCAAGCAGAAGAAGGAGAAAACTGGGAGAGATTTAGATTTGCAACAACAGACAATCCAATGATTGACCCTGAAGAAGTTGAATCAGCTAGAAAAGAAGTTGGCTCTATCGTTTTTGCCCAAGAGTATTTAGCAGAGTTTGTCGACGCAGGTCAAGGTATGTTAAAACCTGAATGGATACATTATTTTTCTATAGTACCTGACGCTGCTGGTAATCTTAAATGCTTAGTTGAAGGCTCTGAATATTATTTAACTGCCTTAGAAAAGTTTGGTATTGTTGACTTAGCTACTACAACAAATAAAGATTCTGACTTTACTGTAATCACATCATTTGCAAGAACTCCTGATAATAGATTACTTGTTATTGATATGACTAGAGCAAAATTAGAAGGTCCTGATATCATTCCAGCGATAAAACGCGCAATGGATAAAAATAAGCTAAAATATGTAGGTATAGAACGCCAAGGTTTTCAAACCACGATAATCCAGATGGCGCAACGAGCTGGTATTCGTGTAAGAAATCTTAAGACGGATAAAGACAAAGTTACACGCGCACTACCACTTTCGGCTCGCATGGAGTCGGGAGATGTATTTTTATTACGAGATACACATTGGCTACCAGAAGTGGAAAGAGAAATTATGACCTTTCCTGCTGGTGCTCATGATGATATTATCGATACTTTATCTTACGGCGTTCAAATGTTGCAAGAACAAAGAAGCTGGAGCGCGTATTAATGGCTGAAGAGAAGTCAATATTTTCAAAAGCGTTAGATTGGTTGAATGCACCAACTGACGCAAGAATTAGAAGAGAAGCACAATCAAAAGGTTTAGTAGTAAACCAATCAGAATATTCATATTTAAACAGGTCAGTATTTGGATACAATACAGATTCAGGATACTTTGACCATAAACTATTAGCAGAATTAGGCGATGGAACTGGTAATTCAGCTGTAATCGCGTGTCTTAATGTATTAGCTACTGCTTTTGCAGAGCCGGGACTATTAGTTGCTATGAGAAATTCAGAAGGCGACTATAAACAAGACATGAATCATCCTGTTGCAAGACTTTGGAGAAGACCTAATCCTTATATGACTAATCAACTTCTTGCAAACTATATTGTTACTTCTCTTAATGCTAACGGCGACGCTTTTATTTATAAAAACAGAAACAACAGAGGTCAAGTTGTTGAACTAGTTCCTTTAATGCCTCACTTAGTAGAAGCTAAAGGTAATGAAAACGAATTAATTACACATTACAATTATCAACCGGGTGGTGGTTCTCAAGGTAATGAAACTGTTGAAATTCTAAAAAAAGACATGATTCATTTGCGTCAGAATGTTGACCCAAATAACATGCGTAAAGGTCTTGCTCCACTTAGAGGCGTTCTAAGAGAAATTGCAGGAGATGAAGCCGCAGGACAATATACTGCTGCTTTGTTACACAATATGGCTGTACCGGGAGTTATTCTCTCTCCGAGAGATGACGCTATGGGCGGTCCTACTAGAGAAGAAGCCGAAGCTATTGCAGATATGTATAAGCAAAAATTTGGAGGTAAGAACAGAGGTGCGCCGATGGTCTTATCTGGTGCTATGAATGTTGAAATAGTATCTTTTTCTCCAGACCAAATGAAGTTAGCTGAATTAAGAAGAATCCCAGAAGAAAGAGTGTCAGCAGTTCTTGGCGTTCCAGCAGTTCTCGCCGGCCTCGGAGCTGGATTAGATTCGGCGACATATTCAAATACAAAAGAACTTAGAGAGTTCTTTACAGAGTCAAAAATGGTCCCTATGTGGAACATGGTTGCGCAAGAACTGACTCATCAATTGTTACGACCAGAGTTTGATGGCGCTGATAACGAATACTGTGAGTATGATGTTACAAGCGTTAGAGCTTTAGCTGATGACAAAGACAATCTCTATAAACGAATGAATACAGCCGTACAAGGGGGTTGGGTAACAATTGGCGAAGCTAGAAAAGTTGTAGGTCTTGACGCTGATGAACGACATGATGTTTATTTGCGTCCACTTAACATGATTCAAGTTAGAGAAGATGGAACACCACTTCTTAATGATGTTGCTGGAGAACCAGCTGCACCTAAACCTGAAGCTACTGATAACAATGATGAGGGTAAAGCACTTTCCACTACAGGTTTTCCACCTGAAGTAGAAAGAGAACCTGTAAGAATTTTGACTCCTAATTACATGCAAGAAGAAAAATACATTGCAGAAATGCCTAATGGTTCTTACTGTGTAATTAGTCACGAAGACGGGGAAATAATTAAATGCTTTAAGACAAGAGAAGAAGCTGAAAGTTTTTTAAATAACAAAAAGTCAGGAGTTATTGAAGAAATAAAAGTTTCTTTAGAAGAAGCAGAAGTTATGTATGAAGTTGGAGACAACTTGTATAGCCCTGAAGAAAAAGCAGAAGTTATGCCTGAAGTATTTAATACAAGAAAAGAAGCTGAAGAAAGAGCTAAAGTATTAGGTTGCGAAGGTGCTCATGAATATGAAATAGATGGCGAAGTTTATTATATGGCTTGTGCTACTCACGAACAATTTGAAGAAGTAATGAGTAAACCTGAAAATGAAGGTAAAGCAAAAGATATAACTAACTTTCCAAGTCCCGGAGATAACAGAGCAGTTACTATATCTAACTCCAAGTATAAACAATTTCCTTTTGGTTACGCAAAAGATTTAAAAGAAAACTGGCCAGAGATTTGGAGAATGGCTGGTAATGGTGGTAATCCACCAACTTCTTTTACTGGAAATGACGCATTTAGAAATTGGTCTAAATATCAATCCGGAGACAGAAGTGAATCAGTTCTTAACTGGGTTCGTAGAAGAGAACGCTATATGGGTAGACATCAAGGAGATAGTAGATTAAATGGTGTTATTGCTGCTATCAAATGGGGTGGAGTTCTTAACATAGGTGTTCCAAAAATGAAATCTATTATCAACGAACGCAAAAAATTAGTCAGAGAGAGAAGAAAAAAAACAATTGAACATGCAGAACAGATTTTATTAAAGGCTATGCCTGAATCTACTAGAAATGGATTAATTAAAAAAGTAGAAGACCATAATAAAAATAATCCAACATATAAAGCTACTTTAGCAATGTTAATTTCTGTTTATAACAGAGGTGTTGGTGCGTACAGAACTAACCCAAGTTCAGTACGACCAAATGTACAATCTGAAGAACAATGGGCCATGGCTAGAGTCAATGGTTTCTTACGAGCTTTACGCACAGGTAAGTTCAAGAGAAAACCATATGACACTGATTTACTACCAAGTAAGCACCCATTGTCTAGTAAGAAATAAATAATAAAAAACTAAAATCAACAATCATAGTATAAAATAGTTAAGACGCACATCTGATAATTTTATTGTACAATTTAAGATTGAAGGATGTATGAATAACGAATCTAAAAATATAGATATTGAACTCAAAGATGAGTCAGGTCAAGTAGAAGCAGTTTTCAGCTTATTCAATTCCCTAGATAGTGATGGGGATATTGTTATGCCCGGAGCTGTTAAATCAGGTTTTAAAAATGACCAAGTACCAATGGTATGGTCACACAAATGGGATATGCCTATTGGAAAAGGAACAATTACTCAAGACGATTCTAAAGCAGTTTTTAAAGGCGAATTTTTTATGGACACAGAGTCCGGTAAAGAAGCATATAATCTTGTAAAAAATATGGGAGATATGCAACAGTGGTCATTCGGCTATAAAGTTAATGATTCAGAATTTGATAAGTTTAAAGATAACACAGGTAAAACTACAAATGCTAGATACCTTAAAGACCTTACTGTTTACGAAGTTTCTCCTGTACTAGTTGGTGCAAATCAAGATACATACACATTAGCAATCAAATCTAATACTGAATTATTAAAAGAAATTGCAGATGTCAAAGGTGATGAAAAAGAAGAACAATCATCTGGATGTGGCGCAAATTGTGGTTGCAATCAAAAAAGTTACGGAGATGATGAAGAA